CAACCTCAACAGTGCGTACAGCTTCGCGTGCAACAACGCTGGGCTCGATTTGACGCGCACCAATTTGGCCGCCTTCAACGGCAAGCCTCAACTGCTCAGTGACAAATTCAGTCTGCAGCTCAGCCAAGCCTTGTAGCTCGCCGGTCATGTATGCCGTGCTGCGAGCGGCCCAGCTATCCAACGACTCCTTGAGCTGAGCAAGGATCACACGCAAACGCTGCGCTTGATAAGACTGCGGGCTGACAATGCCTGCGCCTGCAGTTGCTGCACCAATGTCGATTGCCTTTAGATCGGCAACAGCGCTGAGAATGATTTCGTTGTAATCACGAACGATCTGCTTGGCGACGCCATTACTGAAGCGATTAAGGTCAATCGCATTGCGGAACAGATTTTCAACGGGCTGATTGGGGTCAATCCGTCGCTTGAACTGTTCAACGTTGAGTAGGCGCGGCGTTACGCCAGATTGCGTCATTGTTCAATGGGAGCTTGGTCATCTTCCATCGAAACTTGCTCCGCTGGCATGTCACCAGAAGTCATGTCCATGCCGCCGCCCATTTCGATCAGCCCGCCCATTTGCGTGGCTTCCAACTCTTCCTCAACATCAAAATCGTCGCCCAGAATTTCGCCTTCACTGAGCTGATCAAGCAAGGTTTTCTGCGTGATGGAACCAGCGGTGTAGAGCTGCAGCAGCGCGAGGATTTCCTGAGGCTCAAGGCGTGCGCCCACAAAATCCCGGTTGACATAGCTGGAACCGGCTTGAGGCTGGCCAACGTAGTCTGCGTGGAACTGCAGGCAGTTGTCGATCAGATCCTGCACCTGCTGAGCAATCACCATCATGGTGCTGTCGCCCTGGCTGCGATCAATGCGCTTCGATTCAGCAGTTTCAGCGCTGAGCTTTTGACCTAGGACAGCAGATAGGCCGAGTTCGTTGATCTGACCGGCGAGCTGCTCAAGGCGCTTGAACTGCGCTTCAAAGCTCTTACCGTCAGGCTCGATGTATTCAGCGCGGCCTTCAGCAGGGAAGGCGATTGCTTCACCAGGGCCAGCGGAGACTTCCTCGGCAGAACTCGGGAACCCGAAGAACGCCAGCATCGGCACGGCGCTGATGTGCAGCATGTTGTCCAGATCGCTCTGGATTTGATACGCCTTGAGGTTCAGCTCTGCGATATCTTCCATCGGCGGGCGTGACTCAAGCAGTCCAACACGGTTGGAATAGGCAACGGCAAACGGGATGTAATCAAGGCTGGTCTGGCCTTCGGCTACTTTCTCAAAATCACCGTTGTCTTCGCTTTGGCGGTACAGCTCATAAGAGCCAGGGCGCAACACGCGGATCTGCTCAACGTACTTTTCGCCAAATTCACCGTCAGGAACAACGACGCGCTCCATCAGGCGGAGCATGGTCAGCTGCTGGCCGCCGTTGACGATTTCAGAACGCCAACCAAGGATGTCACGCGGGGTGTAGCAAACCCAGTACGGACGAAGGCTGGCAACATCGGTGATGTTTTGTGTTTCGTCGTCAGTGGCACTTGGGAAGTCAACCAGGACGCCAACGTGGCCGTAGCGAACGATCTTCCGCGTCAGCTCATAGGTGAAGATGTTTAGATCATTCCCCTGCAGGTCAACGTCAAACAGCTGCTCACGAATTTGGTCTGGGACGTCATCCAGCTTGACCGGCTTGCGCGTCAACATGCCAGCCAACATCCGTTCAAGACGTTGGTAATAAGGCGGGCAAACAGAACGGGCTAGGCGGTTATCAAAGCTTTCGTCTAGTTCGCGTGGCTCTTGCGGCAGATACCGGCGATGCTTACGGCGCATACCGTAGGTGCCTTCCATCAGATCTTCGATCAAGATCCAGTGGGGTTCCATCGCGGCCCAAGCGCCAGACGGATCCTGCACCTGCGTTGCTTGGCGCTGAATGCTCCGGTCGTAACGCTTGAAACCGGTGTAAGTCATCTTGCGCGCCTAGCCATGCACAAATTCTATGGTTCTAGGTTAATGCTGAATGTTGGCTGGGCCTCCGATACCCCCACACGCGGGCGTTCAGCCTTACGGGTAGAACCGACCCAGCAGATTAGTCGTTTTCTTCAGCGTGGAAGATTTCTTCGTCTAGTGAGTCGGCGGCTTCATCAAAGCCCTCTTCGTAGAGCCACTGCTGAATAACAGCCAGGATGGCCGCGGCAGGTTGACTGAAGTCTTTGGCGTCAAGATCTTGGGCTGCGTCGTAGGCAGCTTCCATTTCGTGCCAGAGGTAGGTTGCCATCGGATATGTGCGGCGCGTTCACGATAGAGGCGAAGGCAAGAAAAAGCCCCCGAAGGGGCTGGGTGATCAGAACAGGAGCCCAAGAGTAAAGCTGATTGCAGCTACCCAAAGGGCGAGCGTGGTTTTCTCCTTGGATTCGTTCACTTGGTGCTCAAGCTCTGAAGTGATGGCAGCCTGCTGGTTGAGCAGGTCGATCAGCTGCGCCTTAGTGGCGCGAGTGGTGTTGGTCATTTGTCTGGTGTGTTGGTGGGGTCGCCCCCGTTCCAGGAGTATACCCCATGCGTCGATCAAGGTCAATACAACCTGATGCCCGTGCCGCGGCCAGCGTTCGCGTACAGCGGGTTGTACTCCGACATGACCAGATAGCCCAGGCCGTCAGTCCAGTGCTCGATCCCAGCGGACTTGTCGATCACATAGTCATCCGCACCCTGCTTGTAGGTCACGTTTCGCAGCGCCTTGATCGTGTTCTTACAGCGTGGGTGAACGAACAGGCGGATCTGGCCATTGGCATTACGAATCAAGCTGTTGGTGGCGTTGATCTTGTCTTTGACGGCCCACGGCGCCTTCGGGCTGACGCAGCCAAACCCGTACTGGCGGATGATCTCGTGATCAGTGCGGCCAGCGGATGAAGTCTTGCGAGCGCTGCCAGTTGGATCCGGGTAGGCAATGACCTTGCGATCCCTGAACCGCTCGCGGAGCATCGAACACACTTCGTCCGTGTTGGTCTGCATCACCGAGACCTCATCCCATATATGGAGGGTGTCGCCAACGCGGCTGCCAAGCACCCCGGCAAGCACGCTCACGTTGAAGTCAGTGCCCCACAGGATCGCCCCGCCAGTATCGCGGACATCCTCAGAAATGTTCTCGTCGCTGAAATCTGGATAGACACGGCCAGACAGCGTTTCAAAGCTGGCCAGGTATTCCTGCCTGAAGGTCCGATCATCCAACGTGCGCCTTGCGGCCTCAACCTCATCGGCCGGGACGTTGCCGCCTTGAATCGTGGTGAAGCTGAACGTGGACCAATCAGGCTGACCCTCGGCCTGCTCCCATAAATCGTGAAACCAGTTCAGACCAGCAGGTGTGGTGATGAACCACGCAGGCCCACCTTGATCGGACAGGGCAGGGCGGAGCACCATCTCCCAGGCTTCCTGTTTGACGTATGCGGCCTCGTCAACGATCAGGCTGCTGAGCGAAACACCACGAAGGGCATCAGCGGATTCGGCACCCTTCAGGGCGATCACGCTGCCGTTGCTCAATTCAACGGATAGCTCAGATTCATTTTTACGGGCAAACATTTCTGGCGGCACCATGGCACGGAGCTGACGCCATGCGATCTGCTTTGCCGATTTATAGGTTTGCGTGACGTACCAGTTCAGGCTGCCGGGATTTTCAACGGCCCAGGCAACAAGGCGGCTGATGCAGAGGTAGGTCTTGCCAAAACGACGGCCTGAGCACAGCAGCTTGAAACGCTCGGGGGCATCCCAGACCTGACGCTGCGGATCAGTCAGACCTTGATAAAGCTGATCGGCAAACGGCGTCCAATCGCGTTCATCCTGCTGATCAATGGGGATGACGGGCTCCAGAAGATTGCCGCCAGGTGCATTAGCCAGCAGGCTCATAAATCAAAGCCGATGAGCTTGGCTTGAAGTTGAACAGCGTTTAGGGCGACTTGCGTTTGCCCGCGTTTATAAGCCGATTGTTCGTAGGTACGAAGTCTGCCGAGTGCTTCAGCGAGCCAAGCAGGGCGCGCCATATCAGCATCCTGTTCAAGGCGAATGCGAGCGCGCTTGATGTAATTATCCGCCTGACGTGCGTCGATATTCCATTGATTCGCACAGAAATGAACAATCTGACCGCGTGACATTCCTTCGGTCAAAAGACCGTAAATGGTGTCAACACGGAAGTTGACTTCAGCGGCGGTAGAACGCGCCAAGGTTGAAATAAAAACCGATGTGAACAGGATAAACCCAAATTGATGATGTGCGTTCTTTTGAGACGCGAATGAGACGCTTAAGGCTCAAAGAGATCAGATGAGACTGCCGAAATCGTGCGCTGTAATGCTTGCCAGCCAATTTTTTGATGGCTAAGGTCTCTGCCGTGCCTTGCCGCATATTTCCGCAAATTTCCGCGGATTTCCGATTTTTCCCGCACATTTCCGCAAAATGCCGCTACGCGCCGACTTGAGGATTCCCGATGATTTGGGGTCCGTTGTAATGCGTCACAAGCCCAGTTACATGTC